CCAAGCCGCACACGGTTTAAGATGGGTGGTGGTAACTTCCCTGATTTAAGTGGTGACGGCAAAGTTACACAAAAAGACATTTTAATGGGTAGAGGCGTAGTCAAAAAAGGTTACGGCGGCACACACAGGAAAAAGTAAATGGCAACTTCAGGATCATACAACTTCGAGCTAGATGTAGCTGAGATTATCGAAGAGGCATACGAGCGGTGTGGTCTTGAATTACGCACGGGCTACGATGCTAAAACAGCGCGTCGGTCTCTCAACTTAATGTTTGCTGAGTGGGCAAACCGTGGTCTTAACTTGTGGACAGTAAAGCAGGGTTCACAAGTCTTGACACAGGGCACGGCTACCTACGCTTTTGCTAACGACTACACGGATTTGTTAGAAGTTATTATTCGCCGCAGCGGTGTTGACTATGAGTTAAGTCGCATGTCTCGGGCTGAATACTTAACTTTGCCAAACAAGACGACACAGGGTCGCCCTAGTCAGTATTACTACAACCGCAAGATTATCCCTGAGATAACACTGTGGGCCACACCGGAGAACTCAACCGATACTCTTGTGTATTATTATGTGTCTCGTATCGAAGATGCTGACACATTAGCCAATACCAACGACGTACCCTTCCGGTTCTACCCTTGTATGGTTGCTGGGCTGGCATACTATCTGTCTATGAAAAAGGCTCCAGAGCGTGTGCAACTGTTAAAGTCTGTGTATGAAGAAGAGTTCCAACGAGCGGCGGCTGAAGACGAAGATCGGGTATCTTTGAATTTAAAGCCTAGCATTCAGTACCTGAGAGTCAACTAATGGCACGGTATGCTTCAGGTAAAAAAGCTTGGGGTTATTCAGACAGGTCGGGCTTCCGATATCGTCTGGCTGAGATGGTTACTGAGTGGACTGGTGCGAAGGTTGGCCCAGATGAGTATGAGCCAAAGCATCCACAGTTATTTCCGCCCAAGGCGTATCCGGATCCTCAAGCGTTGCGTAACCCGCGTCCAGAGTCGGACTTACCGGAGCAGCGTTCTATTCAGCATGGGTTTAATCCTGTTGGGTTCCAAGACATTCCAGGCGTTACGCCTGCTAACAATCTAGCACCTGTTGGTCAGGTAGGCACAGTTACAGTGGTGACATCATGAGTTATACATACGGACAATTAAAACAGGCTGTGCAGGATTATACGGAAAACGATGAAACGTCTTTCGTAAACAACATCCCCTCGTTTATCCGCATGGCGGAAGAACGGATTCTGAAGAATGTGCAGCTTAGTTTGTTCCGCAAGAATGCGACGGCTAATTTGACCGCAGACAAAAAGTATTTGCCATGTCCTTCAGACTTCTTGGCTCCTTTCTCTATGAGCTTTGTGAAGACGAATGGCGACAAAGAGTTCATCGAGTTTAAGGATGTTAGCTTCTTGCAGACATATACACCGGATGCCACCACTACGGGTGAGCCACGGTATTACGCTGTGTTTGACATTGATAACTTTATTTTGGCTCCTACGCCTGATGCTGCCTATGCGGTTGAGTTTCACTATTTTTACCGTCCACAGAGTTTGACTGCGTTGTCCGATAGCGGCACAACTTGGTTAAGTGAGAACGCAGAGATGGCCCTTCTTTACGGATCGCTAATAGAAGCGTATGTTTATATGAAGGGCGAACAGGATGTTATGGGAATGTATGCTGGTCGTTTCCAAGAAGCCGTCACTGGCGTTAAGATGCTAGGCGAAGCAAAAGAAACAACTGACCAGTACCGCACTGGTATGGTAATAAGGACTAAACAGTAATGTTTAAAATAGACGTAAGTGTTCCACAGACAGAGTCGTTGGTGTCGATCAACACCACAGACAATCGCGGCTTTACGCCTGAAGAGTTGGCGGAGCAATGCGTTGAGAAAGTAATTTCGGTCTCCGATAATGCCCATCCAGGTATTAGGGACCAAGCCCGTGCTTTTTCTAAGCACATCGAAAAGCTAGTTGCATATTATATGCGACAAGCTATTCGCAGTGACCGCACAACTGTGTATAATGCACTTAATGACGCGGGACATCCCGAACTGGCTGAACTCATAAGGAGACTCTAACTATGGCCTTTACTGGAAACTTCATGTGTACTTCTTTCAAAGTCGAACTTTTGAAAGGGCAACACGATTTCACAAACGGAAACGATGCATTCAAAATCGCTCTGTATGACAACAATGCTTCATTCGATGCATCTACAACAGACTACACAACAACTAACGAAGTTGCGGCGTCTGGTTCATATGCAGCGGGTGGTGGCACGTTGACAAACGTAACACCGACATCATCGTCTACGACAGCGTTCACAGACTTTGATGATATCACGTTTACGTCTGCAACAATTACTGCTCGTGGTGCGTTGATCTACAACACACAGACAGGTGGCGGCTCAGGCACAACTGATACAGTTGTTGTTCTGGACTTTGGTTCAGACAAATCATCAACAGCGGGTGACTTCCAGATCGTATTCCCAACAGCCGACGCATCTAACGCAATCATTCGTATCGCGTAAGAGGTAGCTTATGGCCCTCGTTTCTGGTTGGAGTCGCGGTTCATGGGGAGAAGAGGGCTTCGGCTCTGTGATCCCCGTAAAGCCTACGGTAGAAGTCAACGCCTGGAATCAAGGGGCGTGGGGCGATGTAGGCTTTGGCGGCATTAGTCGTCAACCCGCTGCGGCTGTAGGCCATGCGGGGCAACTTCGTGTTGTTGAATCGGCTCTAGTCAATGTCACAGGGCTTGAAGCCACTGGCGGTTTAGACGGTGTAACTATCTTTACCGATCAGAACATTCCTCAAACGGGGCTTGAAGCTACGGGTGGTGTTGGTTCTCCTACAGTTACAGGGGACTCTTCTAACCTTGGGTCTTGGGGTGCAGGAACTTGGGGTCAGTTTACTTGGGGCGGCGTACAGGCTGGTCTTGAAGCCACAACAGCGGTTGGTTCTGTATCTGTAGTCGAAGGCACGGGTGTTACTGTTAGCTTCGGTGGCTGGGGTCGTTTTGCTTGGGGCGAAGGTGCGTGGGGCGTGGCTGTTACGCCAGCGGCTGCGGTTGGCGAGGTCAACGCAGTTACGGCTACAGGTGATGCCAATGTACCGCAAACGGGTCTTGAAGGCGACATGCCGATCAAGAACCAGGAAGACCTCAATACGTTTACAGGCGCGGGAGACGCGGCTCTATCTACGGTGGCATCTAAGTTTGGTTCTGCTAGCTTACTACTTGACGGTAACGGGGACTACATCCGTGCGGACAACAATGTGTTCTGGGGCGATGCGGACTTTACCGTTGAGTTCTGGTTCCGTGGTGGTGACGTAGAGACGGGTAGTTACTTCCTGTTTGATAACACAATCAGCGGCAGTGACGGTATTCGAATTACTATCTCTAGTGGGTACGCCAACCTAATTATTGATGGCGTTGCGTATGGTATTGGTGGTAGTGTAACGAACAACACTTGGCATAATGTGGCGGTTGTTCGGGATGGCAATAACTACAGTATGTATCTTGACGGTACGAATGTAGGTAGCCGTACAGTTACTGCGAAAGATTATTCTGACAGACGCTTTGTTCTTGGCGCAGGTCAGGTAAGTTTAGGCTACAACGCCTTTGATGGGTACATCGATGAGTTCCGAGCATCGAGTACCGCGAGATATACAACAGGATATACTCCGGCGACGGCTGCGTTTACGGCAGATCAGTACACGCCGATCTTGTTGCACTTTGATGGAACTAATGGTTCTACCACGTTTACAAACGACGGCTTGTTGACTGTTGTATTTGTAACGGGTGGTACGGGTATAGATGTCAACGTCACGGGTCTTGAGGCCACGGGTGAGGTTGGGCAGTTTGATATGACGGGTGATGCCAATGTTTATCCAGACGGTATCGCTCCGGCAGGAGAAGTCGGCACAGTTGAAGCCAAGGGTATCGCACGGATATTCTTGGAAGGGCTGTCCGCGACAGGCGAAGTTAATGAGCCTGCGGTAGTAGGTGACGCGAATGTTAACGTCACTGGAGTAGAGGCTAGCGGACAAGTAGGTTCTGTGCTAGTTTGGGATAGAATTGATCCAGACGCGACCGTGGTTTGGACTGAGATAGCAGCTTAGAGGAAACGATATGGCTACTTATACAACAAACGGCGGTATTAAAAAGATCGCCACTGGTGACGAATCCGGTACATGGGGTACGTCTACCAACCTTAACTTCGACATCATCGACCGCATTACAAACGGCGTTGGTACAATCACACTTTCTGGTACAACACATACGTTGACGACTACGGACGGTACGCTGTCTGATGGTATGTTCCGTGTTCTTGTGTTGAGCGGATCTCCTTCTGGAACAAACACAATTACGGTTGCGCCTAATGACGCGCAGAAACTGTACATTGTAAAGAACGGCTCTGGTCAGGACGCAGTATTCTCGCAAGGCTCTGGTGCCAACGTCACTGTAGCGAACGGCAACTCTGCTATTATCTATTGCGATGGCGGTGGAGCGGGTGCAGCGGTTACTGACATTTCATCTGACTTCGGTGCGCTAGCGGCTTCGAACAACTTGTCAGACTTGGCGAGTGCAGCGACAGCGTTGACGAACCTTGGAATCAATGCGACAGCGGCTGAGTTGAACTACAACGACATCACGACGCTGGGTACAGTTGAGGCGTCGAAGACTGTGACTGCGGATGCGAACGGCGATGTTAAGTTTCCTGACACTGAACGCCTACTTTTCGGCGCAAGCTCCGATCTAGTTATACAACACGACGGATCTCGTAGTATAATCCAAGACACTGGAACGGGTAACCTTAGAATACAAGCAAATAATCTTGAACTTAAAAACGCTGATAACAGCGAAAATTATTTGTTTGCTGCCAACGGCGGTGCTGTCAATATTTACTATGACAATGCCGCAAAACTCGCCACAACCTCAACAGGCGTTGACATTACAGGCACAGCGGTCACTGACGGCGTTACTGTAGACGGAACAACTTCCATTGAAGAGGTCATTGAAAAAGTTGGAGGTGGCACCTCTACTACAGGTACAATTAACTATAACCTTCGTGATGGTGCTATTCAGAATTTTACAGCGAACCAAACGGCAAACCGTACTATCAATTTTCGGGCTAGTTCTTCTGAAACACTAAATGCTATGTTGGCAACGGGTGAATCTATGACCTGCACGGCAATCATGAAGCAAGGCACAACGGCCTACTACCTGAATGCTTATCAAGTTGATGGTTCTACGGTCACGCCTGAGTGGTCTGGTGGTTCTGCGCCGAGTTCGGGTAACGCATCAAGCTTGGATGTATATACGTTCACGATCATTAAAACAGCGGACGCGACGTTCACGGTTCTAGCGTCACAAGCTCAATACGCATAAATTAAGGGAGCAAGTGTTATGAGTCGTTTAATAATACCAAAACCACAGGTGCTATACGCTCCAATGCTTGCAACCTTTGGAGGTGGCTCTGCTAGAGGCTTTAACCCAGGTGGTAGTGGTCCTATTCCAGAAGGTATCACCATCATCCAAACCACAGGATCAGGTAACTACACTGTACCAAGTGGGGTTACAGCGATGCGCGTGGTTGTTGTTGGTGGCGGCGGCGGTGGAGACACTAACGGCGGCGGCGGCGGCGGAGGTGCTGCGATGAAGCTACTTACAGTCAACCCTGGGTCCACGATTGCGTATCAGGTTGGTACTGGTGGTGATGGTTGTGACGGCGGTGCTGGCACCGCTAACGGTGGGGGTACCACTAGCTTTAGCAACCTATCTGGTGGCGGTGGTCAAGCTGGGTATTCTGGCAATGCTCAAAACTCCAACCCTGGCAACCTAAATACTTTTCAGTCCCTTGAAGCGTCTGGTGGTTCTGGTTCTGGTGGCACAGTCAACGGCATAGGCGGATTTGGTCTAGTTTATGGTGTTAACGACACCACTTTCCCCACTGCATACAAAGACTTTCGAGCCGGAAACGCTGATTATACAAGAGTTTTCGGGAATAATGGTGCTGCTGCTGGCGGCGGCGCAGGATCTGACAATAGCGATGCTATCCCTGGTGGTGATGGTTCGTACTACGCTGCTGGCGGCGGCGGCGGCGGCGGCGATAACGGTCGAGGTGCCCCTGGTGGTGATGGTGGTAACTTAGGCATGGGTGGTAACTATGCCAGCAACGGTTACGGCGGCGGCGGCGGTTCCCAAGATGGTACTAACTATCCTGCGGGTGCTGGTAATGGCGGATCTGGCGGTACGTTCGGTGGTGAAACAGGCAATGGTGGCCAAGGCGCGGGTCCAGGTGACGGTGGTCGTGGCGGTGCCCCAACAAACGGATTACGTGCCCTGGGCGGTACAGGTGT